CAGCTTGGGGGGCTGGAGTTATGGGCCTCTTGTTGCTGAGTGGGCGTCCAAGTTCATGCAGACCGATCTCATGCCTTGGCAGTTGCACTGTCTTACAAAGCAGCTCGAGACGGATGATGCCGGCGATTTTGTGCATCGAGAAGCGTTGGTTAGCACGGCTCGACAGAACGGTAAGAGCCTTGCCCTCTCGGCATTAATCGGCTGGTTCTTAACTCATCCTTGGGGGCGCAAGGTAAACGTGCTCAGCACAGCAAACATGTTGGACCGCGCCGAGGCAATCCACGCCACCGTCGCACCAATCCTTGTCGAGCATTTTGGCGCTAAGCAGATGCAAGCCCTCGGGCGTAAATCGGTCACAATGCCAGACGGCTCCAAGTGGGAAGTCAGAGCTGCATCAACTCGCCTGCACGGTGGCTCCTACGATCTCGTTGTCGCCGATGAAATTTTCGACATCGCCGGCGAAATCATGGACACCGCTATCAGGCCCACAATGATTGCCCGCCAATCCCCATTGCTTTCCATGTGGTCCACAGCTGGTGACGCTGACAGTCTCTTCATGCAGCAGATCCGTGAGCAAGGTTTACGCGACATTGATGCCGGCGAGAACAACGGTCTTTATTTCGCTGAGTGGAGCATGCCCCCCGAGGCTCGGGGCGAGGAGTACTGGCGTTGGGCTAATCCCGCGCTCGGAACAACGATCACAATGAAAGCTCTACGTGCAGCATCCAAGAAGGACTACTTCCAACGCGCTCACCTGAACCAGTGGGTTTCGAGCCGTGGCGCTTGGGACATTGGCGACTGGGGCAAGTGCCACACGAACCTTGAAATGCCAAGCGGTGGCGTTCTCGCTGTGGACTCATCCATCTCGGAGGCTCGATACGTGGGCGTTCGTGCAGTGCAGATGGATCACAAGACCGTCGTGCATGTCGAGTTTGTTGTTGACACTGAGGACCAGATGTGGCGCGAGATTGACCGCGTCATGCAGGACAAGCTTGTCACCCTTGCGATTACGCCAACGCTTGAAATCCACATGCCAACGCAATACTCACGGCGCTACTCCGTCGTTGGATACGGCGAGTTGCTCAGGTTCTCCACGCTGGTGCAGAAGATGATTCTTGAGGACAAAGTTGCCCACACCGGCTCAATGGCATTGGCAGAACACATGAACCGCGCCGTCATGGTGAAGACCGCCCAAGGCGCAGTCCTGTCATCGCAGAAGTCCCCTGGCCCAATCGAGCTCGCACGTGTTGCGGTGTTTGCAATCTCGCTGGTGAGTAAACCGACTAACCGTCAGAAGCCCATGCTCGTCGTCTCTTAGTAGCGTATGCTCTCAACAAGTGACCGCCGCGCGTCGGGCGTGGTGGCCACCCTCTCGAAAGGTCATCATGGGTTTATTCACTAAGGGTGAGACCAAAGCACAGATCAGCCCAGCGCCCGTTCAGAAGGCGGCTGCTGCGGTTGGTGGTTACTCATCCAACAGCGCTAGCTCGGCAATGATTGGCCAGTACTACACGTACCAAGAAGGCGAGGCGCGTAATCGCGCGATGCAAGTTGCAGCGGTTTCCCGTGCCCGTGATCTTCATGCCAGCGTCATCAGCGCCATGCGACTCAAGATGTACCGCGAGTCATGGAACGAGCAGAATCGTGAAATGGAAGAGACCGACCTTGCGCCACGTTCTTGGTTGCGTCGCCCAGATCCTGCCATCCCGTACGAGACCCTTATGGCTTGGACGCTTGACGACCTTTTCTTTTTTGGCCGTGCGTTCTGGTGGATTTCCAGCAGGACACAAGACGGATACCCCGCATCGTTTACACGCTTGCCCGCAGGATCTATCACCACCACCGACCAAGTCGGACCCGTATGGTTTGCCCCGTCTCAAGAGGTTTACTTCAACGGCGCAATGCTTGACCCCAAGGATCTCGTCCAGTTCATCAGCCCAGTGCAAGGCATCATTTACCAAGGTGAGCAGACCATTGCCACAGCGCTCAAGGTCGAAGACAGTCGCTACCGCAATGCGGCCTCGGCGATCCCGAGCGGCATCCTTCGTCAGACTGGAGGCGAGCCCCTCAGCGCCCAAGAACTTGCAGACCTTGCAGCTGCGTTTAATGCTGCACGAGCAACTAACCAGACCGCAGCACTCAACGAGTTTCTCACCTATGAGCCAACCTCGGCGACACCGGACAAGATGCTTCTTATTGAGTCAGCCAACTACAGCGCTCTTGACATCTCACGACTGTGCAATTGCCCGCCGTACTTGCTTGGAGTTTCCACAGGTGCTTACGCCTACACCAACAGCCGAGAGTCACGCATTGACCTTTGGACATTTGGCACCAAGATCTACGCAGAGTGCATCGCATCGACGCTTTCCTCTGACGCAATCCTCCCACGCGGGACCTTCGTAGAGTTTGACGTGGACGACTTCATCGGCGAATTTGAAGAGACCTCAATGGCTCAAGAAGACGCACGAGTACCAGAAGAAAACACACAGGAGCAAATCGCATGATCCGTTTCACATCCGACACAGTCACCGTCAGCGCCGCTGCCGGCGAGCCCACAGGGGAGCGTCGCATTGATGCGATTGCCGTCCCTTGGAACACTTTCGCAACCGTCAGCGACGGCACCGAGGTCATGTTTAAGGAGGGCTCACTTCCTGTAGATGGCAAGGCTCCTCGTGTTTTCATGTACCACGACTCTTCCCAGCCGGTCGGCATCGTGAGTGAGAGGGTGTCGACGAGCGAGGCAATGCTGGCGAGTATGTACATCTCGCGCACCTCAGCTGGTGATGATGCACTTGTGCTTGCAGCCGATGGAGTTATGGATGTTTCCGTCGGTGTAAACCCACGAGAATTTTCCTACGACGATCAAGGCCGCATGATTGTTACCGCAGCAGATTGGATGGAATTGTCATTAGTGCCCATACCAGCCTTTGCAGGTGCTACCATCACCCAAGTGGCCGCGTCAGCGGAAACAGAACCCGACACAGAACCCACACCAGAACAAGTCGAGGAGACAGAACCCGTGGACTCAGTACAGCCAGAAGCAGCAATCGAAGCTGCGACACCAACCGCACCAATCCCCGCACAACCTAAGCGCAATTTCGGCATGCCATCTGCTGGCGAGTTCATGGCTGCTTACCACATCGGTGGCGAAGTTTGGCAGCGTGTAAACGCAGCAGCAGCAGAAGTCGCAAAGTCAAAGCAGACCGCATTGCAGGCTGCAGCTGGCGACTCATTGACAACCGACACCCCGGGCCTCTTGAACCAGATGGTCCTCGGTCCTGTGTTCACGGATCTGAACTACATCAGGCCTGTCGTTTCAGCAGTCGGCGCTCGCGCGTTTCCAGACGGCGGAACTCAGAAGACCTTCGTGAGACCAACTTGGACGACCCACGTGAGCGTAGGGTCTCAGAGCCCAGAGCTTGGTGGCGTTTCCGCAACCACTCCAGTGATTGCATCCAACGTCGTGAGCAAGACCACCCTTGCCGGACAGGTCACACTGTCAGCTCAGGACATCGACTTCACTTCACCAGCTGCAATGGAAATCATCTTGCGCGACCTCGCTGGACAGTACATGTTGCAGTCGGACGCAGTCGCTTGTGCAGCAATCCTTGCAGGAGACACCGCATCAGGGTCCACATGGACAGTGACAGCAAACGACCCAACCTCATTGATCTCTGCACTGTACGACGCAGCAACAGACATCTTGAAGGCAACCAACTTCTTGCCTGATCACATTTTTGTCAGCCCAGACGTATGGCAAAAATTGGGCGCTCAGCTCAACGCAGAAAAGTCCCCGATTTTCCCATACACCGGCGCAGCTGGTCTCATGGGTGTAAACGGAATGGGCACCGCAAACGTGACACAGATGAACACCTTCAACCCACTGGGCTTGAATTTGGTCGTGGATCGCGCATTTGCCGACAACACCATGGTCGTAGCTCGTGGTACTGCAATAGAGTTCTATGAGCAGATCCGCGGAATCATGTCGGTAGAAGTACCAAGCACATTGGGCCGCACCTTCTCCTACTACGGATACGTCTCGACCTTCATCGCTGACGGCGATCAGGTCAAGTCCATCGCAATCGCCTAATCCCGAAAGGCGGTACCGCCATGGCGGTATTCACAGTTATCTCTCATCAGCGTCTGGACGATTACGCAGTCGTCCAGACCCTGACGGGAACTGACATTGAAGTCGGTCAAAGCATCACTATTGCTGGTGTAGGTCACGATCTAAACGGCACCCACGTTGTGCTTGACTGCCCCCAGTACGAGTACACCGGAGTCCAGTCAAATACTGGTGAGCTGACGTTTAACCCAGAGGTGCCACGCCCTAACCAGTTGCTCTTTCGTGATGTTGGTGCTGACCTTGACTTCAGCGCTGCATTGCCGACAGGCACCTGCACATGGACGCTGACCTGCACTTGGGTGACCGCCGGCGAAATTGAGGACTATGTCGGAATCGGCACAGCTTCGATTGAAGAGGCGAGTTTCTTGACGCAGTGCGCTGCAGCTTGTAATGCATTTGCCTATCGCCGACGTTACGAGGCGGGCTACCTGCAGGACAGTCTCACCACTGCTCCATCTGGTGACGTCAAACTTGGCACCATCATGATTGGCGCTGCGTACTACAGGCAGAAGGGCAGCTTCAACACGATTGCTACCTTTGACGGCATGGGCGCTCCACCGTCCACCGGTGTCACCCCAATGGTCATGCAGCTACTTGGCATTAACCGTCCGCAGGTCGCATAGTGGCTTACACGGATCTATTCAACGAGGCCATCGACGACCTCACCGCAACGCTGTCAACCATCACAGGTTTACGCGTCGTCACGGATCCGAAAGCCATCAACCCGCCGTGTGCGTTTCTTGATGCCCCATCGTTTGACGCACTCAACTACAACATCGTCCGCCTGACATTCCCTGTCCGTGTAATCGGCACAGGCCCTGTGGACCTCAACGGTCTTCGTGTGCTTCTCAGCATCGCAGCTGCGTTGCTCACAAAGAATGTGGCAGTCCTTGACGGACGGCCATCAGTACTCAACATCGGCGGTCAGGACTACGGTTCATACGACCTCACTATTGCAATGCAGGCACAGACATCATGACTGATTACATCGTAAACTCGCATCGCGTCGGCACCGTCGGCGAGAAGCTCAAGATCAACAAGTACATCACCGAGAAGGTGATTGACTATTTGCTGAAGGCAGGCTTTATCTCTGAAGCCCCGCAAGCACCCACAAAATCTGCTAAAACAGAACCCAAGCAAGAACTCACCGAGGAGTAAACCCCATGTCTGCTACAACGACCACATACCTTTCCAACCCAGACGTCCTCATTGGGGCCGTATCTCTCCGCGACCAGTGCAGTGCAGCAACCCTGACCCGCACAGTTGAGGCTCTCGAGTCCACCGCTTTTGGTGACTTGGCTCGTTTCTATGTCGGCGGTCTTGAAGCCAACGAGCTCACGCTTACTCTCTACATGAGCTACGCAGCGTCAGAGACCTACGCAACTCTTGCCAGCCTTGTTGGCACACAGTTCAATGTCATTGTCTCGCCATCGGCACCAACGACTCCAGGTACCTACTCGGCAACTAACCCCGGCTTCACGTTGACCGGTGCCTACCTTGCATCGTTGCCAGTAATCAATGCGACGATGGGAGAATTGAGCACGATTGACATCACCATTCAGGGTGGATCGTACTCAGTCGACGTGTCCTGATCTAACAACTAAGGGAGAAACAAAATGAAACTCACACTCCGTGTGGACTTCACCGATGGCGCACAAGCGACCGTCACCACCAACCTCTGGGTAATCACCCAGTGGGAACGCAAGTACAAGTCCAAGATCACACAGATGGCCACCGGCATTGGAGCCGAGGACCTCGCCTTTCTTGCTTATGAAGCATGCAAAGTTCAGAACGTCGTCGTAGACGCGGCCTTTGATTCTTTCATTAAGAAGGTGGACAAGGTTGAGGTGCTTGACACGGAAACCGAAAACCCTACCCAAGGGGAACCCAGCGCCGACGCCTAGCAGAACTGCTAGTAGCAACGGGCTGGTGGCCCCCAGCCATTGACTTCGACACCAACGATCTAGCGACCGTTGTCAAAGTCCTAAACGAAAGCCGCAAGCAATGACAGTCGAGATGCACTACGAGGTCCACGGACTCAAGCAAGCGCTCTCTGAACTGTCCCGCGTGGACCGCCGTTTGCGTTTACAAATCACCAAAGACTTTAAGCAGCTCACCAATCCGCTGGTGGCTGACATCCGTAGTGAAATTCCAAAAGACCCGCCAATCTCTGGTATGGGTCGCAAGTGGGTAACGCAACGTGGCTACCAACTTTTCCCATGGAATGGGTCCGCAGCAATGACCATGGTCAAGCAAGCCGTTAGTGCAAAGAAGCCCAAGGAGTTTGCCGGCATCGTCCGCAACCTTGCGGTCTTCTCGGTCAAGTGGCAGGGCATGGCTAACACGGTTTACGACATGGCTGGCCGCAGCAATAAAAACGTGCTCGGTGATCGTCTTGCAGAAAAGCACGGCAAGCCCTCTCGCATCATGTACCCAGCGTTTCAACGCCACGAAGGCGAAATCCAGCAGGGCATGCTTGACATCGTTGAGAAGGTTGGCAACGCCGTAAACCGCAACCTAAAGGTCACGCCCAAATGAGCATCATTCTTAACATCGTCGCAGACGCCAACCTCAAAGGCATTAAGAGTGCCATCAAAGAATTTGAAAGCCTTAAAACCAACGGAGAGAAGGCATCGTTTGCAATTCGCAAGGCAGCGCTCCCAGCTGCTGCCGCAGTAGCGGGTCTTGCCGCTGCAGGTCTGTCTGCTGCCAAGGCTGCGGCAGATGAAGAACTAGCCATGAAAAAACTGGCGACACAGATCAACAACTCAACGAACGCGACGACTGCACAGATAAATGCCAACGAGGATTTCGTGGCCCAGTTGCAGTACACCGCGGCCGTGTCGGATGACGAGCTTCGTCCGGCCCTGTCCACTTTGGTCACCGCGACTAAGGACCTGAGCCATGCCCAGCGTTTACTCAAGGTCGCATTAAACGTGTCAGCAGCAACTGGCATGGATTTGGGGTCAGTTTCTCAGGCGCTCTCACGTGGGTTCTCAGGCAACATGCGATCTCTCGCAGCTTTGTCGCCAGAACTTAAGACCGCCATCAAGAACGGCGCTGACTTCTCAGACGTGCTCAAGATTCTTGAAGGGAACTTTGGAGGCGCATCAGACGCAGCTGCTAACACCGCAGCGGGCGGTCTTAAAAAGATGCAGATCGCTCTTGACGACGCACAGGAAACAATCGGCTTGGCACTGGTGCCGTACCTTGCTGAGTTTGCCAAAGGTCTTCAAAAGGCTGCCACTTTCGTCAGAGAGAACACCCCATTAGTGATTGCTTTCGGGCTTGGTGTCGGCGGTCTTGCGGTTGCTCTGCTCGCAGCAAAAGCCGCAATGGTGGTTTACAACGGTATTGCTGCCATCACCACAGCAGCAAACACAGCTCTCGCTATTTCAGGTTTTGCCGTTCAAATTGCTACAGGTGTCGGTATCGCCACAGCCATCGCTGGTGCCGCCGCACTTGTCGGTCTTGGAATCACGGTTAGAAATGCAACAAAGGCCCAGAATGATTATGCAAACGCCACCAACAAAGCAGCAGAAGAGACCGGTTACTTAAAGAATCAGATCGACAAGGCCCGTGAGGCTGGCGACAAGGCTCGCCAAGCTGAAGCAGCAGGCATTGCAGCAGCAGAGAAAGCCAAGGCCGCATCAGATAAAGCAAGACAAGCCGCTAAGAGTTTGTTTGAAGCCACGAAGAAAGCAATTGAGAACGCTAAGCAATCTCTGCGTGATTACGCCAGTGGACTTGCTGACGCAGTAAGGGGCTGGGTCTCGTTGAGCAACGCGGTGTCAGGCGCTACAGATTCAGAGAAGACATACCAAGACGCTCTTAAGGAGCGCATGGATGCTTATGCAGCTCTTAACAAACTCCAGCAATCTGGCGTCTACACAACAGAACAAATGGCCGATGCGACCGAGCGCGTTGCAAAGGCTGAAGCAGGATTAAACACTGCACAGGCTCAGCGCAAGACTTACTCCCAAGCGTTTGCGGAACAGATTGCAGCAGCCAAGAAATTTGGTGGGCAACTCCAGCAACTCATTGCGATCGGTCTTGGAAAGTCAGGTCTTGCACAGCTGATGAACCTCGGCCCTGTGGCTGGTTCTCAAGTTGCCGCCGATCTTCTTGCCGGCACAGGTGGCATGACCGTTGCATCTTTGAACGCCGACCTCAGCTCAATAGACACCGCCGGCGCAGCTCTCGGCGAGTCAGCGATTGCAGGGGACATGGGTTTACTTAACCAAGCCAACGCTGCTCGAGTGGGTAACAACGTGACTATCAATGTCAGTGGAGCAGATCCTCAGGCGGTCGTAGACGCTCTTGTCAAGTACTCACGTCAGAACGGCTCCCTGCCCGCCCAGATCAAAATTAAACGATGAGCCTTTTTAGCAATTACAAAGTTGAGTACTTCAGCGGATCTGCATGGGTGGAGATTCCTGAGCTAGTTGCTTTGGACTGCACTGTCGGCAGAAAGCAGGTGACCGACAGCTGGTCTGTATCAACTGCGTCGTTTACATTTCGATACCCCAATGGCTACACCTCGCCAAACACTGCCCTAATTGTTGACGTGCCAATTAGATTTTTTTCGCCCGGAAACACTTCCACCGCAGCATGGACTGGGTTCATTCAAGACGTCCGCGTCACTTGGGGCAAGCCGTTTGTCGCAGGCGTGGGCGAGGCCGACCTGCTGACCATTAATGGTGAGGGCGCTTTAGGCTTATGGGGACGCACCGAGGGCAACGGGTTTACGCCGTCAACCAACTTGGCAAACGGACAATTGACACAAGTTGCAAACCAATACGGTCTTAACTGGAATGGCAACCTAACAAGCGAACCAGTGAAGGCTGTGGCAACTGAAGGTCCGCTAACTAGCTGGTTGCAGAACTTTATGAACACGGTCCAAGGGCGCCTAATTGACGGGGCTCCGCGTGTAGCAGTTGACGACGCCAACCGCAGAGGCAGCATTTACATTGCATCAAACGCAACTGATTTGGTGACCACCGCAAAATTCTCTGACGTATCCAACAACGCAACCAACGCCATCTATGACGTTTTGGAATTTGACACCCTTGCCGACAACTACATCACCAGAGTCGTCACTACAGCCCCACTCTTGGCTGATCAGGTTGCCTATGTTGGCGGCGCTCCGTTTCGCAGTTTTGTCTTGGAAACATACGCGGTCACCACAGACCAGTCCGTCGAGCTTGCAAACTATTTCCTTGCATCGGTAGACGATCAGGTTGTTTCTCCCAATGCCGTTTCTGTGGCTTCTCAAGGGCAAAACGGGACGAACATTGACAGCCTTAACTCCAACATTTTTTGCTTCCTACCGGCGTACAAAACACAAATTCAATTTCGCGGCACAACAGTCCCAGCTCGTATTGAAGGTGCGACTATGACGGCCACCCCCGAGCAGACTCGCGTTACTTACTACTTGTCATCTGCTGAGGCAAACCCATACTTCATCTTGGACAGCGCAGACTATGGCGTACTGGATCAAAACAAGCTGGCTCTTTATGCCTTCTAGAAGTAACCACCCAGAGTTAGGATTTTAACCATGGCAACACCAACCAATCTTCCAGCGTCCTTTGGCGCGGGAAACGTCCTGACCGCTTCACAGGTCAACAATCTTCGAGGTGCTTTCCGTGTCTTGCAGGTCGCTAGCACTTCGACGACAACAGTCGTTTCTGTTGCAAGCAGCGCCTACACGGAGGTCTTCCGTCTGACGATTACGCCACAGTCCAACAGCAACAAAGTGTTGGTTATGAGCAATTCCTCAATTGCCAAGACTGGTGCAAACGCATCAAACGGCGTCAACTTAGTTCTTAAAAGAAACGGGGTGACGATTGCCAGTCAGGTTGCTGTCTTGTTTACAGGTACAACAATCGTCAACATTGGGACCTCTCCAATCACAATTCTTGACAGTCCTAACTCTTCAGCAGTTGTGACCTACACGCTTGAAATGGCCAACTTTTTTAACGGTGCAGCAGTAGAGCACAGTGCCAATAACAGCTTTAGCAGCTTCACACTTATGGAGGTCTCCGCATGACACACGCAGAAGCACTTGAGCTGCTTGCAGAAGCAGGGTTTGACAATGGATGGGCACTTGCAGATGGCGTTCTCGTTTATTGGGAACATGACATTGACCCTCCCTCTCCCCTTGTGAGGCCCAGTGAAGCGTCTGCTCCCGCTGATAATTCTGCTGAGTAGCTGTGGCTACGACGGGTCATACCGGTACCCCTGCCAAGACCCAGCCAACTGGGAGACCGCAGAGTGCAACCCCCCAATCTGTGAACCATCAGGCACATGCACAAAGGACTTGATCAATGCCCCCATCAGTACGACAACACCCTGACAAGCGCCACACGCCCGAGGAAATTCACGCACGTCTGATCTTCATCATCGGCATCACATTGGCCGTAGTATTTGCAGCGTCGGTGCTCTCAATGCTGTACGCATTGATTTTTATTACCCAGCCGATAATCAACCAATCACCCAATGACGCCGCGTTTATTGATCTGGTATCCACGCTGTGTGTATTCATGACAGGTTCGCTGGCTGGCGTTCTCTCCGCTAACGGTCTTAAGTCCAAGCCAAAGGAGCCAACCAATGCCCCGTAAGTATTTGTATTTCCCGTCTTATGACGGAAAGAAAGCCTCGCCAGTTGTTGAGCGTCTTATTTCGTTAATGGGCCGGCGATGGGGTTTTAAGAATCTTGGTATCTATGCGAATCGTCCCGTCCGCAATCCTCAGGCCAAGGGCGCCTTGTCGACGCATGCGACGGGGTGGGCGGTTGACTGCGGCCATTCAGATCCCAAGGTTCTCGAGGAGGCTTTCTTGTGGCTGGTCAAGTATTCCAAGGAACTTCGCTTGTCCGAGAATCATCAATACAGCTTCGGAAAATACGGCCGTGGCTATCGCTGCAGCCGTGGCGAGGGTATGAAAGGCGTCAAGGTGTTTACTGCGTCGGATAACGCTGGCTCCATTGGGGGCAAGTGGTTGCACGTGGAACTTGACAACACTTGGGGGAATGACGCAGCTGCTGCTGACGCGTTTGAGGCTGCTTGGAGAGCGCTACCTAAGCCATAGGACTCTTGCCGGCGACGGGACATCGCCCGCGAGATTAGGGGGTGGGGTCGATGTTTCTCCCCGATCCTGCCCCCGCCCCCTCGGGGTGCTTGACATGTGTTTACACGCTCGCTACTGTGTTTACACACGGGGTGCCCGCCCCGCCTACATAGGAGAAACACAATGCTCAAAGAAATGACACCAGCAGAGCTCGAATGCGAGCAGCACCTGCTGAACATGGACAAGCCCCACTCACAGATCCTCGAGGGATTCTGGGCTGGATTCACGTCATACGAAATCGCAGAACAAATCGGCGAAGACGCCCGATACGTTGCCTGCATCATGGACACCTTCCGAGACTTGGGGTACTGACATGGGATTCGATGACCTTCCACTCTTCGCCGGCATAAACCGCCCGCCAGTTGACCGCAACGTCACACGCTCAGGACCTCAGGAGACGTCACAGGAAGCCGCTAGACGGGCGTTAGGGCGCACAGGCTCCCAACGACGCGCCATCTACGAGGAGATTGTTCTACGAGGCGGTCTGACCTGCGACGAGCTGTGCGTCGTCTTGCAACTGCTTGTTCAGTCAGCAACCCCAGCCATCAACACGCTTGCTCGTGACGGTTGGCTTGAGGATTCAGGCCTTCGACGCAACACCCGATCTGGCAACGCTGCAATCGTCTGGGTCGCCATCCCATGAACATCTTCTTCGTTTCCGTGCCCCTGTGCATCTTCTTTGGCTGCCTACTGCAAGCCATGTACGACGCCAGCAAGAACCCAAGGCCCTACCACCACCGCCCCTACAACTGGCAGGTAGAAGATGAGGACCTATGGGACTGATACCCACCTACCTGTACGAGGAACTACGCTCAGAGGAC